AAATTTTCTCCCAAATTTACATTTACAATTTTATCTTGTGGTGGAGTACTTAAATAATCTAAATAATTAACTCCATTTTCTGTTCTAAACTGCAATACCCCTTTATTTTCATTGATCACATATTTCTGTATGGCCTCTAATGTCGTTTCAAAATCGCTAGTAAAAAAAAGCCAATCCTCAACATCTATAGCGCCAGGATAGACTTTTTTATAATCCTCAATTCCGGAATTGTTATGCGCATTTAAAAATTCTGTTATAACTTCCTCCGGCGTTTTATCCTCATATATCTCACTGCCTACCCTGGTATCATTTAGATAGTTCATAGCACCTTCACACACAACCTCTTTAGTTACGATCCCACCATCACTCATGCCTTTAGCAAAAGTAAAAACTCGACCATTAAATATATCCTTATTGGTCCTTACATCCATAACCCTTACTTTTGTTGTGAATCTGTTTATAAGGTTATAACCGGGATTGTTAGGGTATATTGTAAAATTCAAACTTCCGGCCTGACTCCTTTTGAGATTTATTTTGGGTTCTACAGCTTTAGGGGCTTCGGGGTCAGGATAATGTATTATAGTTTCTACATCACCATTCATTACAGAAATCTTATACATCACAAAGCCTCCCATCTAAATAAAATCTTTACTGTTCCATTACTGGAAAACGCTAATTCATTCTTACCATTTTGTAACTTTAATCCCCAGGGTTTATTATCTCCTGCAACTAAATTATAGGTTTTACCACCATAGGTTAAAGTCATGGCAGCGCTACAATTTATTACCGGTGTTATCATTCTTCCATTGTTATACATAACTACGGTTGTTTCTTTGTCTATAGTAAATTCATTCGTGTATTGTGTATAATCAGTTAAAAAGCAGAATGTATCCCAAATATCATCCCCCATATAACTTGTGCTATATTTAAATGGGTCGCATACAAAATCTACACTTAGTAGTCCATATCTAAGAAATTTATCCCAGTCCGGAGCATCCTGCACTTCGGCCATAAAATAAAATTCTGGCATAAAATCAAATCGCAATTTCTGTTTGCCAGAATCCATTAACCAATCTAAAGCCTGCCCATATATTATGTGTAGCTCTTCTACATTATAGGCTATTATTCTAAGGGTAACAGTAATAGTTCTAGTATCATATACCTGTTCTCCATTACTTCCTGCAGTAGAGAAATCATAAAGGCCATGCATAAATGGGACACTATCCGTTATTTTCTTTTTAGAAGGAGCATTTATTGTTTTATCTTCTGCATATAGGCCCATATCTTTTAAGCTGTGTTTACCATTAAAAGTTATCCCATACATACTAAATCCCCCTTTTATCTAAGACTAAATTCTTGCCCTGTATCTTACTTACGTAAGGAGTTATAGTCTTGGCTACTTGCTTACTATCCAGATAAGTATTAGTTACTATGGTGGCGGGTTGGGAGGCTTCCAGATTAATACTCTGCACACCGGAGGTAGCAGCAGCTGCCAAATTCAAAGAGCCTGCTGCACTTTGTAAACTTGCGGATGTAGGCACGATTCCAGAATTTTGTACTTCGGATATAGCAGCCTTAAGGTTGTCAAACATGGCCTGTAACTGTGTCAAAGGCCCTTGGAATCCTTCCACCAGCCTTGTACCCAAATCCTGCCCCGCAAGCTTATAATCTTCACCGTAGTTATGGAGTAGGGCCACAAGTTCCTGCTGACTACTGTTCATAAGAGTTTTTTCTGCCTCTGCTTCTAAATTCGCATCCGAAAGTTTTTGGTCGTAAAAATCATCTAGGGAAGATAATGTTTGATCCTGCTGGTCCTTTATGGCATCAATCTGGTCTTGTAAACTCTGTTTCTGTTGATCAAGCTGTTCCTTCTGGTGCCTCCTATCACGGGTTTTTATCAGGTCATCAAGCTCATCCTGGAGCTCCTGCCTTTTTTCAGCCCCCCAGTGCATGGATAACTGGCGTCTTAATTCAGCTTCTTTGTCTGCATCATCTTCATCAGCGTATTGATTGTCAAGACTACTCTCCTGGTCACTTATAGCATCTATTTTCGCCTGCAAAAGTTTGGTCTGTGTATCCGTAGCAAGTTTAACCTGTTTTTCTGCTGCATCTTTTTCGTCTTCATATCTCTGCTTCAGGGCATCTTTGATTTTGTCATTCACATCATTTACATTGTCGATTTCAGTGTCCTTAAACTTCTCCGTTAAGTCCTGTATATCTTTGCCAGTTTTTTGATATGCATCTCTTAAATCCTGTACTTTTTTCAAGGCTTCAATAGCTTTATCGGAATTAGCGCCATATTGCGCCGCCAGTTTATTGTATTCAGATGTCAGTATATTAATCTCAGTGCTCTGGTCAGTCATAACACCAAGTAAATTTCTTAAATCAGTTTTATAGTCCCCTGTAGAAGTCTGAAGCTGAGAAATAGAGCCATCAAGTTCAGTAACTGCCCTGTCTGCTGTTATAACACCATTACCATAGTCGGAAAAATATTTAGACCTTGCATTTCTCTCGGGCATAACCGCATCTGCCAGTGTAGTCCCTAATTTTATAGCACTGTTGTTTATATAGAAAGATGCATCATTCAAACCACTTTTTAAGGCCTCGGAGAAATCACCAAGCCACGAATTAACATTGGTTACCATACCTTCAAAAACGTCTTTTATTATACTTACCTTATCAGCTATACCCTTCACAATATTATCCATTGCAGATATAACTTTATTAGAATTATTATTTATACCATCCGCAAAGTTTTTCATCATATCGGGAAACCAAGTATCATCATCTTTAAGTGGACCCTCATCCGGTGTTGAATGGTGGAGCAAACTTCTTATCTTATCCGCAACCCAAGTTACAGCATCTCCTACAGCCCCAAACATAGATCGTATACCATTTATAAGCCCTTGTATCATGTCTTTGCCCCACTGGAAAAATTGGGAAGGTAAACTTTTTATATAGCTTATAGCAGAACTAAAACCGGCTCTCACAACTCCCCCTAAGGTAGATAAAACAGAGCTTATTGCGTTTTTCATTGCATTGAACATTGCGCTCCCAAGGCTCGCAAGAGTACCGGGCAAACTCCTAAAGAAATTTAAAATCCCATTCCATATACTTTGTATTGTATTTATTGTGCTTGTAACTATAGATGAGATTGCACTTTTCATGGAATTAAATGCACTACTTGCCAGAGAAACAAGTCCGCTCCATAAACTACTTAGAAAACTTTTAATCCCATTCCATACAGTAGTTACCACAGTTTTCATCCCATTCCAGGCGGCACTCAATACGGTTGCTATTGCTTGCACCGCTCCGCTAAATATGGCTTTTATACTTTCCCATATAGCGGAAAAAGCATCTTTTAAATTGTTCCATATTAGTTGGGTGTCTGCACTTAGCTGAGTAAAATTACCCGTTACTAAGTCCAATATTAATAATATTGCTCCTAAAAATACATTTTTAATAATTTCCCATATTCCAGTAAAAAATGAAGCCAATCCTGAAAATATTGTTTGTATTCCTGTTATGGCCCCACTAAAATTAGTAGTTATGAAACTTGATATAGCCGCTATTGCTGTACTAAATACCGTTTGTATTGTAGTCCATATAGTAGAAAAGAAGGTTGCAATACTTGTAAATATGGTCATTGCAGTGGTTGAAATGCTGGTCCATACAGCGGATAGGGTTGCCGTTATAGTACTCCAGTTTTGATATATCAATAAAGGTATTCCAATAAAAGGGGCAATAATAGCTAATATAACAGTACCCCACTGAGCAAAAAAACTCTGCAGCCATGTCCAGAATGAACTAAACACCTGTTTTATTCCTTCCCAAAGTCCGGAGAAGAATGTTGTTATAGGAGTCCAGTAAGTTTTTATCAATATCGCTGCAGCAGCTATAGCCATTACAGCAATTCCTATGGGACTTGTTATTGCCGTGAATACTAATCCTATTCCTTTTATAACTGCCACTAATCCCGCAATAGCCGGTGTAGCCGCCGCTGCCCCTGTGGTAATAACTCCTATAGCCCCTGCAACTGTACCTATAATGGTAAAAGCCCCGCCCAAAATTAAAAGTAGTGGCCCTAACGCCGCTGTAATTCCTGCTATCACTAAAATAACTGTTTGAGCTACTGGAGACAAATTACTAAATGCTGTGGCTAAATTACCAACAAAATTAGCAATAGCTGTTATCGCGGGGGCTAAAGCTTCTTGTACTTTTATAGCCGCTGTTTCCAGGGCACCAAACATTTGCTCAATAGCTTTACTTGTATCCCCCATCTGGCTTGCTGCCAATCGGGAGGCTGAACTCTGATCATTAGTCGCTTTTGTATATTTTGATAAACCTTTAGCACCATTGTTCATCAAAATGCTTGCAGCTCTTGTAGCATCACTCCCAAAAATTGTATTCATAGCAGCCTGTTTCTGCGCGTCGGAAAGTCCACTCATTTTTGACTGTAATTCTTGGGCAATGCCTGCCGCATTTTTCATATGTCCGCTACCATCCCAAACATTTATGCCTAGCTCTGCCATCTTAGCCGCGGCAGTATCTGTTGGTGCTCCTAACCTCTGTAACATGGTTTTCAAAGAAGTACCTGCATCACTGCCAACAACTCCCGCATCCGCGAACTCACCTAAAACCGCGGTAGTATCTTGTATACTCCACCCTACTAAATGTGCTTGCGCCGCGCACTGCGCTAACCCTTCTGTAAGAGGTTCAACATCCGTACTTGATGCGGCGGCAGCGCCTGCCAAGGCATTTACAGCTTGGGTTGATTGAGTTGCAGAAAGCCCAAAGGCACCCATGGCCTGAACAACTGTATTTGCTGAGGTACCTAAATCCATGCTGGAAGCAGCCGCTAAATCCATTGTGGCCTTTAAAGAACCACCTTTTATTTGCGCCTCTGTCAAGCCGCCTTTAGCAAGTTCAGTTATAGCATTTCCTGCTTCTGTTGCGGAGAACTGTGTTTCTTGCCCTGTCTTAAGTGCTAAATCTCTCAAGCTTCCCATCTGTGCCATGGGCTTGTTAAGTGCTCCTGCCGCCTGGCTCATAGAGGTTTCAAAATCATTTCCTACTTTTACCGCCGCAGCCGCTGCTCCTGCAATTGGAACTGTAAGTCCAAGTGTCATACTTTTTCCTAAGTCCCCGGCAGTTTTACCAATACTATTTAATTTTTGGCTTGCTGCATTAGCTTTTTCTCCGAAGGATTGTAATTCTGGCCCTGTACTTTTTAATTGTCCTTCTAAGTTCTTCAATTTACTTTGTGTTATATCAATTTCTCTCTGGAAAGCCCTGTATTGGCCTTCTGAGATTTCTCCATTAGCAAATTGTTTATTTACCTGATCTTGTACACTTTCTAACTGCTTTAATTTCTGTTTGGTAATATCAATAGACTTGCCAAGCAATTCTTGCTTCTGTGCAAGTAAAGTTGTGCTAGAAGGGTCAAATTTAAGTCCTCTATTCACCTGTTTAAGTTCACTTTGTATATTCCTGCTCTGTTTATTAACTTCGGATAAAGCTTTCCCTAAACCTGTAGTATCGGCTCCAATAACAACATTAATTCCACGTATACTTTCAGCCATATATTTTCACCTCCTAGCCATAAAACTTATCTATATCAGCTTGTGTTGCCCTTCTTCTGGCTTTCTTTTTATTTTTCTTGGTATCAAAAGTATCTCCATATTTTTTAGAGAACTTAAAAAAGTCTTTAACTCTAAATAAATTCAATTCCTCAAGACTTAAATGCTCCCTTTTTGCCATAGCTATAATTACAAGATCAATATCTTCATCTAAGGGCTCATCATCATTTTGTTGGTTTTGGGAATTTTGCTCCGGCTCCATGAAAAAACCCGTCTGTGGCTTCCTCCATTACAGCCACAAGAAAATCCTGGTCAGTAAAGTCTACATTTTCAAATCCGGATAACCATGTTTCAAAAGACGGAAAAGATTTTTTATCATTAAATTGTTCAGCCTTTGCCATAGCCCATGTCATTTGCAATACACTAAGTAAATCAATTTTAGAAATATCCTCCTTAACTTTTTCAAAACCTACTATGGCACCAATTAAGTCACTCTTAAATTCCTGCTTATAAAATAAAAGAGCCAATGGTGTGGCCCTTATTTTTACTTCTTTATCACCTAACTTTATTTCTCTCATTTAAATACCCCCTAAGGTGTTGTAACTGTTACCATACAGGTTGCTATCTTACTGCTATCTCCATGTGCAGTGGCTACTATAGTTGCCGTTCCTGCCGCAACTCCTGTAACTTTTCCGGTAGAATCCACTGTAACTTTTGCAGGGTCAGAAGATATCCAATTAATGACTTGGTCCGTTGCATTTGCTGGCGCTATCGTGGCAACCAAGGTTTCATCCGCACCTACAGCAAGGGAAGTTTCTGCTTTATTTAGGGTTATGCCAGTTACCAGAACAGTTACAAAGTCAGGAAGCAGAATTGCATCAAAGAAACTGTTAAATTTCTCTGCGTTTGTATCATTCAATTCGATTTTACCTTTTACTACTTGCTTACCGCTAATTTCAATAGGTGTCATTGTAAGTGCTACCGTCTTAGTATCTGGTTCAGTACTATCATTTTTAGTATTCAAATCTCCTGTAGGTCTGCCAGAAGTAACGTTGTAGTATATAAATTTTCTTTGTTTAGCATCCCCAGTTATTTCTCCCATGAGGGCAAAACTCTTCTTTTGTGCATCCGCGACCTCTACTAACATTCCATTACTATCTCTCATATAACCCAGTACATCAACCTTAAAATCATCTGGTACGTCAGCAGCTTCGAAATCTCCACTATAGCCATTATTAGAATCCACCACATAGTAAGCTATATCATCTGCATAAAATACATTCTGGTCGCCCTCAGCATCCGGAGACAGGCTTACAGCACCAGGATAGGGTTTAGGTGTCCCATAAGTAGGATTACCCTGCTCATCTTTGCCGGTTATAGGTGCGTAATGCACATTCCTCAATCCAAAAGTAATTTTGTTGTCGCTCATTATTTTTCATCCTCCTTATCAGTTAATTCTTTTATCCTGTTTCTAATTTTGTGTTTTACATCAACAGGAACCCTGCCATCTTCCAAAATGTCTTGTACTATTTTTATAAATTCCTTAAAAATATCTGTATTCTTAAGACTTATATCTACAGACAAGCTCTTTGCCATTTCATCAACTCCCTATTAATTTAATTTCATATATCACTTGGTACATTTTTTCACTTTCGATCCATGTTTCAATTTTAGAATAAGGGAACTCTAGTTCTTTTAATTTATTTTGAACCAGAGCTTCACTCTGTAAATCTTTTTTAGTTGTATATAATTCCACCTGGAAATTACTTATTTCTGCATAGTTTATATTGTCAGCTATCAAATCAGAAGAGTAGGAAAACAGATATACAATATATGGTGGAGGAGGAACTGGATTTTGATCAGTACCCTCAAAGTGGTGGTATGCTATGGGGAATCCAATACTCTTAAGAGCTTGATATAATTGAGCTTGTGTCATTTTAACCACCATTCCTTATAATCTTTTTAATATCATCTGGTAATCTAGCACCAAATTTATCGTAAGCAGGGCGTAGATGCGGAAGTGCTGGAGAACGGCCACCCTGCCACAAAGCATGACCAAATTCCAAAAGATGCACCCGTCTATAATCTTTTTTATTCCAGATTATTCTCTTAACCTTATCCCGATAACCTTGCTTAGTTTTCTTAAATCCTTTAGCATACTTTCCTGTTCTTTTAGGGGCTAGATTTATAGTTTCTTCCAGTACTTCATCCGCTACACTGTCAACTTTTTTTTCAATGGAATTGCTAACATCATCCGTATATTGTTTTATCAAATCCACCATTTCATTTGCAAATTGATCTACTTTCACAGTTTTAGCCATTACTTCTCTTCACCTCACAAGTAAGCTCCAGAGTTTCAAAATCTACTTCATAGGTTTTCATTACAGTGTATCTCTTACCATCAAATTCAACCTCAGTTTCACCGTTATACTCATAGCTGTGTATTTGGAATATAATCGCAGGTTTTAAATCATTTGCGGCAGCATCATAAAATTCAGTTCTGCCTATGGATTTCTTTCCACATAAAACAGGCACCGGATTTTCTACGATTGTTGGATTACCTATATCATCATATCCAGTACCCTTTTGAACCAATTTTAATTCATAATCATACGTCACTAGAACCACCGCCATTATGAATCATAAGATTGTGCAATTCATATTGTAGATATCTTGGCATAGCTCCACCAATGCTGCCAGCTTGATATTTCATAGTATCAACGGTATTTTTATTCTGGTATTTCCATGTAGCATAATCAACACAAAAAAGAAGATGATTGGCATTGTCCGGCTCTAAAACAATGCCTTTTTCATCTTCCAATTCCTTCACCACAGCATTTACAATGGCCGTTATATAAGTATCTCTAACAGTAGAGGTTATTCCTAACCTTGCTTTAACTAGAGATACTATACTTTCTGTATCCATTTTTACTCACTCTTTGTAACAGTTACTGTGTAGGTCTTAGTTGTAGATGTTCCGTAAGATACAGTAACCACAACTGTATTAGAGCCTGTAGCCCATGTAGCAGCACTACCATTTGCTACAGCTGTTCCATTAAGTTTAATATCTACTGTAGCATTTTGTTTAACAGGTACAGCGGTAATTACATTGGTTGCGTTGGTAGTTGTAGCTGTATAAGTCCCTACTGCTGGATCAAAAGCTGGTGTCAACGCTAAAGAGCCTATGGACAAACTTGCAAGGTGTGCATCTGCTGGATTAGCTGTATCTGGCGCAAATGCTACACTAGTAGCTGGATTAGCATTGGCAATATTTACAACAACAAAGCCCTGTCCGAATACTGGAGTTCCATCATAACGCGCAGTGCCCTTAAATATAGTCTGGTCTTCTATAAACCTCGCATGCTCAGAAGATGCCAATTGCGCCCCTTCTCTTTCTACTAAAGTATATAAAGAACCATATCCACCAATTATATCTCCGTCAGGTATAAATGGAAGCTCTATAATGTTTCCGCCCTCCACTGGCATTGTTCCCATCTGCCCGGCCACAATCGCGCCGGCAGCATTAAAGGTAATAGATTTAGACATGAGCTGCATCCTTGTAGAACGATTCATTGCCCAGAAGGTTCCGCCACTACTATAATTGGGCTGTGCTTTTCCAAGATTAAGCATAAGAGTTGAGAAAAATTCCTGTGGTGTAAGTCCACTTGGATCAATTTTAACAAGATTAGAAGTATGCAAATCAACCCATTCCGGGGCATGTACCCCCCAGTTAGAAGGTTGTACTGTTTGTGCTAATCTAGTCGCTATACCTATAGGCATCTTTGCGCCAGTACCATATAAAATAGCCTTATCAAGTGCAAGCCCTATGGCCTGCCCTAGTGCATCCATAATTTCATTGGCAAGGTTCAAGTCGCTGTCCGCTAGTATAGAGTTACAGATAGGAATGAAACCTCCAACTTTATATCCTTCAAGTTCTATCTGATTGAAGTTTATAGATAGTTCATTTAGAGATGCACACATCTCTGTCCAAATACCTTCGGGCACGGTTCCAGCTATATTTTGTCTAGCCCTGCCTGTAAGTGGTCTTACATTAACAACACTTATCAATTTACTGTACCTGTAAAGATTATCCCTTAAAATGTCAAGCATAACCTCCGGTATAGTCAACTCTGCCGCACTTACCGCTCTTTTTTCACCTATCAGACCTCTAGTTCTTGTTAAAAAGTCTCGTACATCTTCCCTTTCAACAAGGGAATTCACTCTTTCTCTAGTCATACCATTAAAAAATTTACCCCTCATTTTTAGGCCTCCTTCATCATTTACTACAGTTTTACCTCTTGCACTATTGGTGGGTTTTGGCTCTGGCTCATTTTTGGGTTCCTTGCTGTTTAATTCCTCAAGTTCTCCCTCAAGGTCGGCAATTTCACCCTCAAGCTTGCTTTTCTTTTCATCAAAATCTTTTTTATCATTATCCAATTTGTCAGTTTCTTCCTCTACTGCTGCAATTTCTTCATCTGTTTTAGCTTCCTCTATGGATTTCTCCAAATCCTCAGCCCTTTTATTCAGGTCAGCTTCATTTTTCAAAAGTTCTGTCAAACTAGATTTTCTCTGTTCGATTTTCTTACTTATCATCAATTGTCTTATTGCCATAATTCTTCACCCTTTCTAAAAGTTTTTTCTTTCTAACTTCAAGCTGTCTTTGTTTATATTGCTCGGCTTGTTTGCTTCTGGCTTGTATATCAGTTTGGGGATATGCTGGAAATACGCAAACTGATACTTCTATAGTGTCGGCATCTTTAACTCTAAATTTTACACTGCCATCATCCCTATACTGTGTATCTTCCTCAGCAGGGTTAAATCCAAAACTGCACCCCGATATATCACCTCTCTGTACTCTTGCATAAATATCCATAGCCTGTTTATCGTTAGAATTTATTTTTACACTACCAAATAGCCCTTTTGGATCTGTTCTTAATTGCAAGGTATTATTGGCCATTCTGCCAAGCACAAGCGACGTGTCATGATTAAAAAGACAACGTATATCATTATTCTTTAAACTATTATCAAAAGCAGTTGGAGCTAATTCTTCATATACTCCTCTGCATAACTCAGTTTCTTGATTAAATACTGCAAAATACCCCTCAATATATTTATCTCCATTATCTTCTACATCTCTTGTCTTAAGGTTACTATTAAAATACATTGCTCTATGGTCCATTTTCCCACCCCCTTTTATTAAAAAATGGTAGAAATATCAATCTACCATTTTTTCTAATTCTTCAATTACCTTCATCACCACCATTCCCATTAAGCATATTTAAATATATACCCACTAGCTGTTGGTCTTCGACCTTTACAAACCATACATATATTGCCCTGACTAATTTTTAATTTTCTAGCTGCTTGATAAATGGAATTAAAAAAGATAACTTTACTTTTGTTATCTTTTGGGTAGCATTTTATTCTTTTAGGGGATACGTCGTCTTTGCGCAATCCATTTTCATAAGCATGTTGCAAGTTCTGCTTTCTAGTTGACCACTCTATGTTTTCAATACAATTATTAGTTTTATCGCCATCAATATGATTTATTTCATTCGCCCCTTCTATTGGCTCTAAAAATGTTTCAGCCACTACCCTATGAAGTAAATAATATTTTTTCCTTTTATTTTTATATAAACAAATTTCTAGATATCCTGTTTTCCTCAAAAGTGGTTTTAATATTCTATTGCTTATATGGCTTTTAACCCTACCTCTATTTGAAACAGAATATAAACTTTCATAACCTACAATAGGCCTAAATATCTCGCTATTCATCATTACCACTACCCTTTTTATTTAGTTTCTTTTGGTCTCCTATCATGCCTTGCGGTATAAAGTTCTCTAAAATAACCAGTTCAGATAATCCGTCTCTAGGAGACATTCCTAGCCAGTCGCGGACTTCGTTGCCATCCATAACCCCTCTTACATATAAATCGGCTCCAACGCTTTCAAGTTCTTTAATATCATAAGCATATAAGCTCCTGGAGTTAAATTTAAAATACAAGTCAGGACTATAAAGTAACCC